AAGATATAATACTCAGTATAGAATCACATCAATATCTGGTCTAAAGGAATTTGAGGTACAACCATTATCAAATGAATCTCCTGGTATCACTACTTCTGGACTTGGTATTAATGTATGTGGTCCTGGAGGTTTCTCTGTTATGGGTCCTGCATATGATACTTCAAGTTTCGTATATAATAAGGACGTTGGTATTGCAACAGTCACTACAGACTATGCAAACAACTTTAGAGTTAATAACAGTGTCACAGTGAGTGGTGCTGCTCAATCATTCTACAATGGTACATTCCTTTGTGTTGATAAAATTGGTTTGACTACTGTCGTTCTTAATGTTGGAGTGAACACAGTAACTCCTTCAACGACTGGTACAATCAGACTTCATCCCGCAGGATTCTACAATAATGGTGGTGAACTTGTATCAAGTAGTGGACGACTTCATGGTAGAGAGACACCAATCTATGCTGGTATCACAACCACATTAGCTTCTGCTATCACTTCTAAAACTACTGATACAATTGAAGTTAATAATATGACAAACTATAGTTTCCTAATTGGTGACTATTTGATGGTTGATGATGAAATCATGAGAATCAAAACTACTGTAAGTAGAACAGCAAGTAGCACACAACTTAAAGTATTCAGAGGTGTGTATGGAACAAATGCTGATACTCATGTGAATGGTGCTGTAATTAGTAGAGTGAAGTTCTATCCACTTGAATTTAGAAGAAACTCAATTATTCGTGCATCTGGTCATACATTTGAATACATGGGTTATGGTCCAGGAAACTATTCAACTGCATTCCCAAGTAAACAGACCAAACAACTCACACTTCCACAACAAATTACAGTTCAGTCACAAACTACATCTGGTGGTGTAATTAATTACACTGGTATGAATGATAGAGGTGACTTCTTCATTGGAAACAAGAGAATTGCATCTAACACAGGAAGAGAACAAGTCTACGACACTCCAGTTCAAACAGTTGTTGGTGAAGATCCATACACGATTGGTATAAGAAACGAGACTTCTGAGTTCAACTACGTCGAAAGTTCTGTTCTGAAAGTAAGTAGAGGTGTTGTCGTTGATGGTGGTGATACAAATACTATTCTCTCAGAATTCAATGGACCAGTACAATTCACTCAAAAAATTACCAGCACATCAAATGATGGTATTGAGGCAAATAGTCTGTTCCTACAAGGTGATGCTCAAGTTTCTAGAAAAATCACTGTTGGAATTTCTACACCAACTGAAGCTGGAAACCCAGGTGATTTAGTAATATCTGCTAATCCATCTAATGGTGGATCAGTTGGTTGGGTATACACGACAAATAATGTTTGGAAGACATTCGGAACCATCGACAGCTAATAAATAATAAAAAAATAGGGTGGATAGTGAAGCCCAGGAGAACTAATGGCAGTCGATAAGGATTTTGTCATAAAAAATGGCATCCAAGTAAATGAAAATCTTATTTACGGGGATGCCGATACTGATAGAGTAGGTATTGGAACCACTCAAGCTGACAAAAAACTGGTCGTTATTGGGAATGCAGAGGTAAGTACTTCTCTTGCTGTTGGAACTACGATTTCTGCACAAAGAGCAACCTTTACTGGTATTGTCACCACAAATGAAGGTGTGGATATTGGTGTTGGTGGAACATTCGTTTCTATTGCAGCTACCACTGGTCGTCAAAAGGTAGGCATTGGTTCAACTCTCCCTGTTTATACTTTAGATATTATAGGTCCTGTATCTACAGGTACCACAGCCACATATATCTACGGTGATCTTGAAGTTACTGGTAATATTAAGGGTACAGCATTATCTGGTCAGATATCAGCAGGTGGTACAGTTGGTTTTACAAACGTAACTGTTGATAATAAGTTAGACGCAAACAACGCAGAAGTTTATACTAAATTTAATATTGAAGAGGTGAATTCAAACACCTTTAGGTATTTGACTGCAGGTGATCCTCCTGGTATTGGTTTCACACAAAATACTGATGATCCAGAACTCTATCTTCAAAGAGCTGCAAAATATGAGTTCCATGTAGATACTGCTGGTTTCCCATTCTATATTAAGACCCAACCAACTGCTGACCTCAATAATCAATATAATGATGGTGTAGTCAATAATGGTGCTCAAGCAGGTATCGTTACCTTCAAGGTTCCATTTAATGCACCAAACATTCTGTACTATCAGGCATCCAATACCGCAGGTATGGGTGGTACAATCTACATCAATAATGACTACAAAGAACAGTTAGTTGGTGTTTTAACAGTCACTCAATATCTTGACAGTGATACACAAGCTGACTTTGAGAATATTTTTGTATCTGGTATTGGTACAATTAACAATCTGAAAGGTCCACAAAACTTCAGTGTAAGTTCAGGTATTTTAACTGTAAGACAAGATCAAACTGCATTAATTGGTATTTCTACTGGTGCCGATAGAGTCAGTTTACAAGAAAAAAGTAATAATGTAAATTATCAAGTTCCATTTACCGAAACTTTAGGTATCGGTTCAAACTATCAGAATCTATATGTTGATAGTGAAAATGGACAGATGCGTTATAATCCATCAACAAATATCCTGACAGTTAATAGATTAGTTGGTAACGTATCTGGTGTTGCAACTGGTGCTGATGATATTAACGTTGATAGTAAGAGTGATAATACTAACTATCAACTCATCTTCAGTGATGCTGGGGACACGGAATATACAAGGATGTATATTGATAGTCAAAGCAGTAGATTAGTTTATAATCCTTCCACTAATACATTATCTTCAACAAATATTATTGCAACCACAGTTACTGCTGGTTTGGCTGGTACCGCAACTAGGGCAAACTTCATCAATGTAGATGAGAAAAGTGATAATGTAGATTATCAGGTATTGTTCAGTGATAATCAAGGTGCTGGTTATCAAAGACCTTACATTGATAGTCAAACAGGTCAATTTAAGTACAATCCTTCTACTAATACTCTGACTGCGGCAAATATTGCTGGTGCTGGTGATAATATCACAAATCTTGATGGTGGTAATATTTCTCAAGGTGTTATTGATGAGGATAGACTTCCTGATGCATCAACAACTGCTCAAGGTGTAGTTCAACTCGATGATACTTATCCACCAACAAGTACTTCTACAACCAGAACTGCTACTACTAACGTTTCAAAACAACTTTATGATGAAATTGTGGGTGTCATTCCTAATGGCACCAGAATGATCTTCTATCAAACAGCAGCACCAACTGGATGGACTAAAGTTACCACTAGTGTCAACAATAAAGCTCTAAGAGTTGTATCTGGTGACGGTGGTGGTTCTGGTGGAACTAATTCATTTACTTCCACATTTGCCGCGTCAAGATCTGTACCATTACTGCGACACAACCACGATGCAAGTAGTGCCGACAATGGTTCCCACGTTCACAGTGGTTCGACTGCAGACGCTGGTAGTCACAATCATTCAGCTTCGACCGAAGATGCTGGTGAACATAAACATACTGCTTCGACTACAAAAGCTGGTAGTCATACTCACGGTACTAATGCAAACGGCTCCTGGGCTGGAAGAAAAACACCAGGTTTAGACTCTGCATTTGGTGGTAATGGAATTGGTGATGTTAGCATGAATAGTGCTGGAGAACACAATCATACAGTATCACTTAAAAAAGCTGGAGAACACAATCACACAGTATCAGTTGAAAGTGCTGGAGAACACAATCACACAATCACTATTGATCAAGAAGGAACTACTGGAGCATCAATGGATTTCGAGGTTCAATATCTTGATGTAATTATTTGTCAAAAAGATAATTACTAAGAGCCAGGTGGTAAAGTGTCAATGGGAGGGTGTGGTGTTACTTGGGCTTGAACAATCCCTTGTTGTAATGCATGAGAGTACAACATTTGATTTTGATGATTTGCTTCTACTACTTCGTTTCTAAAACTTTCTACAGCAGCACCAGTTTGATTTGACTTTTGTGCAATCTCTACCGCCAACATTGGCATCCAAGAAATCGCACATCTCCACTCATCAATTTCTTGACCAGTGTTTGGATTTGTTCCTCTGACAAGAGTATACCAAGCACATTTATTTTCTACACACTTTTTCTGAATTAACGGACAAAATTCACCTTTTTTCATCTTGTTAAATACTGATTTAAGTTAAAAATATTTATCCTGATATATTATAAATACAACTAACGGACAAAACATTATAGATAATGTCATTACTTAGGGCCGACAAGATTGCCAATAGGTTTAATAATACTGGTCCTATCATTGTAGGTCCTTCGACCGTTAGTGGTAATTTTACAGTTACAGGGATCGCAACAGTCCTTGGTCTTGGTGTTACAAATAATGTTTTAGTTGGAAATGCTCTTACTTCCAACTATATCACAGCAACAAATGGTGCATCACTTTTCAATTCAAATCTCACTGGTATTACAACCGCAGGTATTGTAACTGGTGCGACTTATTATGGTGATGGTGTCAATATTTCGGGTATTGTCACTGAGATAACACCTGGTCCTGGTATTCAACTTTTACCTGTTAATGGTAAGGGAAGTGTCAGAATTACTTCAACTGGAGTTGCAGTTGCTGGATACTCAACCAATGCTGGTCTTACAACTGACGTAAAAGGTGGATCAGCCGGTGCTGTTCTGTACCAAATAGCAACTAATGATACAGGATTCACTGCAGTAGGTTCTGCTGGTGAGATTCTTCAGTCAAACGGTACTTCAGCTCCATCTTGGACATCTCTTGCTGCAATTAATGTTGCATACGCTGACACTGCTGGTATTGCGACGAATCTTAAAGGTGGTTCTGCAGGTAGAATCCCCGTTCAAGATGGTGTTAATTCTACCACATTTACAGCAGTAGGTCCAACAGGAAATATTCTTCTGGCTCAGGGAACATCAACTCCCATCTTTATTGATCCAAAGGCTCAACTCGACGTAAGAAGAGCTAAGTTTGCTGGTATCGCAACCAATCTTCAAAGTGGTTACATCTCATCCGCAACTTCACTGGAAGTCATCGGTGTTACTACACTTGGTATTACAACTGCAAGAACATTAGATGTTACTGGTATTACAACCACTAACTTACTTAATGTTTCGACTGCTGCAACAATTACCAATCTGACCTTATCTACTGGTCCTGGTGTCGCTGTAACAGCAATCCTGGACGAAGATGATATGGC